TGGCTGGCATTTCGTCCAGCCGCGTCCCGGCTGAGGACATCCTGCACGTTTACGACAAGCTGCGCCCCGGACAAGACCGAGGCGTGCCGTGGTTCGCTCCGGTGATCCTGCGGGCGTGGGACTTGGCCACCTATGACGAAGCCGAGCTGATGCGGAAGCGGGTGGAAGCCTGCATCGCGGCCTTCGTTGAGCAGGAAGCAGGCGGTGACATCCGCCCATTGGGCAAGGTCGCCAACGGCACGAACACGGACGGGACATCGGGCGCGACCCGCCGCGAGAGTTTCGAGCCGGGGATGATCGAATACATGCGCCCCGGCGAGAGTGTGTCGTTCAACAATCCGCAGGGGACGGGCGGATATGGCGAATACATGCAGGTTCAGCTTCGCGGCATCGCTGCTGGCGCTGGCGTCATGTACGAGCAGATGACCGGCGATCTGTCGCTGGTGAACTATTCCAGCATCCAGTTCGGAAACATCGAGTTCCGCGCATCCACTGAGCGGCACCGCTGGCAGATGATCGTCTGCCAGTTCTCGGCCCCTGTCTGGGGCTGGTTCATGTCGGCGGGCTATGCGTCGGGTGCGTTGATCCGCCCTGACTTTGAAGCGGCATGGGTTGCGCCGCCGTGGCAGTCCATCGACCGCGAAAAAGACACCGCCGCCGACAAGGCACAAATCCGCAGCGGTCTTCTGCTGTGGGCGGATGCCGCCACCCGCAACGGCTACGACCCTGACGAGGCGATGGAAGAAATCGCAGCATTCCAGAAGAAGGCCGACGCGCTTGGCATCGTCCTCGACATCGACGTGCGGCAACGCGCGGGCAACGGCAACGCAGTAATCACAGGAGACACGGCTGATGCCGGAACGCAAACAGACGCCGGGAACGGTTGATCTGCCGCTACAGGTTCGGACGGGTTCCGTCCGCGCCGACAGCATCGACGTAGAGGCGCGCACCGTCGATCTGGTGTGGTCCACGGGCGCGGAAGTGCTGCGCCAGGATTGGTGGACGGGCAAACGCTACCACGAAAGCCTGTCGCTCGATCCCGCGCACGTCCGCATGGACCGCTTGAACAGCGGCGCGCCGGTTCTCGACACGCACGACACCTATTCGCTGGCGGCAGTCATCGGCGTTGTCCAGTCCGCGACTGTGGACGGCAACGAGGGCCGCGCCACCGTGCGCTTTGCCCGCACGCCCGAGGTCGATCCGATCTGGGCGAAGGTCGAGCAGGGCATCGTCCGCAACGTCAGCGTCGGCTACCGCGTCCACACCTACGAGAAGATCGAATCCGACGATGGCCCCGACACATGGCGGGCCACCGATTGGGAGCCCATGGAACTGAGTTTTGTCCCGGTTGGGGCCGATGCGGGCGCAGGGGTCCGCAGCGAAAACACCAAGACGTATCCCTGCACCATCCGGGCTTTGCCCGAGCCTGCTCATTCAGAGGAGACCCTTATGAGCGATGCCGTATCGGGCAACCCGCCCGTTGATGAGGCCCGTACCGAGACCGCCATTGCGGCGGCCATCGAGGCGGCCACCATCGAAACCCGCACCGAGAAGCACGCCAGCTTCAAGGAAGTCACCGCCGCCGTCCGTTCGGTCGGTCTGGATACCGAGTTCCGCGATGCCCTGTTCGGCAAAGTTGAGGACAAGGGTCTGACCATCGAGCAGGCCCGCGCAGCCATCTTCGATCACCTCGCCGAAAGGGACGAACAGGTGCGAACCGACAGCCACATCACCATCACCAAGGACGAACGCGACACGACCCGTTCGCTGGTCGAGAACGCCCTCATGCACCGCGCCGACCCGGCTGGTGTGAAGCTGGAAGACGGCGCCCGCCAGTTCATGGGCCTTCGCCTGCTGGAACTCGGCAGCGAAATCGCCCGCCGCGACGGTATCGACACGCGCGGCATGTCGCTGGTGGAACGCGCCGGCAACGTGCTGGGCCTGAACACCCGCTCGGGCGGCCTGCACACCACCTCGGACTTCCCGTATATCCTTGCGAACGTGGCGAACAAGTCGCTTCGCATGGGCTACGAGCAGGCTCCGCGCACCTTCCTGCCGTTCTGCCGCCGCGTGAACCTGCCCGACTTCAAGCAGGCCAGCCGCGTGCAGCTTGGCGAGGCCCCGGCGCTGAACGAAGTCAACGAGAACGGCGAGTTCACCTATGGGACCATCGGCGAAGGCCGCGAGGTCTACCAGCTCGCCACCTATGGCCGCATCGTCGCCATCAGCCGTCAGGCCATCATCAACGACGATCTGGGCGCCTTCACCCGCGTTCCGCAGTTGATGGGCAACGCCGCCGCCAATCTGGAAAGCAACACGGTCTACACGATCCTGACCGGCAATCCGACCATGGGCGACAGTGTGGCTCTGTTCGCCACGGCGCACGCTAACTTCCAGGGCACCGGCTCCGCCCCGGACGTGACCACCATCGGCGCGGCGATGACCGCCATCGGCTCCCAGACGGGCCTCGATGCGAGCACCTACCTGAACCTTCAGGGCCGCTACCTGATCGGCGGATGGCTGACCCACACGCTGCGGGCGCAGTACACATCGCCGAACTTCCAGCCGACCGCGCAGTCGGGCGTCAATCCCTACACCGGCCTGATCCCGATCACCGACGCCCGTATCACGGACACGTCCTGGTACGTCTCGGCTGACCCGTCCCAGATCGACACCATCGAGTACGCCTTCCTCGACGGCCAGGATGGTGTTTACACCGAAACCCGCATCGGTTTCGAGGTGGATGGCGTGGAGATCAAGGCCCGCCACGACTTCGCGGCCAAGGCCGTCGATTATCGCGGTCTTTATCGCAATGACGGCTCGGGCAACTAAGCACCCCCTCTGATTCAGGAGACCTGAAAAATGGCTACCAATTATGTTCAGGAGGGCTGCTTCGTCACGGTTGCTGCCCCCACCGGCGGCACCACGTCGGGCAACGCCTACCTTATCACTGGCATCTTCGGTGTTGCCTCCACCACCCAGCTTGTCGGGGTGGACGTGGAGCTGGCGACCGAAGGCGTCTGGACGCTGACGAAAGTCGGCTCGCAGGCGTGGTCGGTCGGTGATCGTATCTATTGGGATGACGCCAACAGCCGTTGCACCAGCACGGCGGGCGACGGCATCTATATCGGCGTTTGCACCGCCGCCGTGGCATCGGGCGCTGGCGACACCACCGGCAACGTCCGCCTCAACGGACTGACCCAGGCGCTGAACAACGGCGTGGTCAATGTCACCGCCGCCACTCTGACTGTCACCGCAGCCAAGCACGCTGGCAAGATCATCACGCTGAATAAGGCGGATGGCCTCGCTGTCACGCTGCCGGCAGCGAGCGGGACGGGTAACGCCTACAAGTTCTTTGTGGGCACGACCGTCTCGTCGGTTGGCACGACCATCAAGGTTGTCGGCAACGACACCATGGTGGGCAGCGCCATCAATGCCGCTGACGGCGGCGCAACTGCCGCGATGTTCGAGGCCAGCGGCACCGACGACACGATCACCATGGACGGCTCAACCACGGGCGGCATCAAGGGTGACTTCGTGGAGTTGATCGATGTGGCCGCCGATCTGTGGTCGGTGCGCGTTACCGGCTCCGCGACCGGCAGCGAGGCCACGCCGTTTAGCGCGACCGTTTCGTAACGTCTCTCCACTAAGGGCCGGAGCTTAACCGCTCCGGCCTTTCGCTTTCGAGGCTCCCGACATGGCCAGATACCTGATCATCGCCGCCTTTCTGTTGGCGGGCTGCACCACCACGCCCGCTGCCGAGAACATCCCTGCCATGAAAGCGAAGGCGGCGTCCTACGGCTTGGCGTGCCCCGCTGCCGACCCGCTGGTCACATACGGCAGCGTATCCGAGGCATCGGCACAGTGGCCCTCTGCTGCCTTCCCTGGCGGCGTGATCAAGATGCCGCTGAAGTACCAGAACGAGAAATGGGCGTCAGGCCCGCATGGCCATAACCGAATGGCCCACGAGGTCGCTCACACCTGTGGCGCGGATGAGATCACGGCGCGGTCTGTCGCCAATGCATGGTGGCCGGTGGGCGCTGAATTCAATGGAGGGCTGAGTGACTGACCAAATCTGCGTTAGCTTCAGCCATGGCGAGGCCCCGTACATCCTGAATGATGCCCTGTGCCTGACGCAGGCGCAGTGGGACGCTCTCACGCCCGAGGAAGTCGCGGCGATGCAGCAGATGCGGTTCTCCAACTGGGTGGCGGCGATCACGGCCCCGCCTTCGGATGTGGTTGATGAGCCGGTCGTGGACGAGCCGGTGGACGCCGTGGACGAGCCGCTAGAATAAAATGGCAGACCGTTACTGGGTCGGCGGCACGGGATCATGGGACGCTACGGCGGGCAGCAAGTGGTCGCTGACTTCCGGCGGCGCTGGCGGTGAAGCCGTCCCTACGTCTGCCGATGATGTCTATATCGACAGCGGTTCCGGCGCGGTCACGGTCACGGTCAGCGCGGCGGCGGTCTGCCGCGATCTGAGGTTCGTCTCCGGCGCTGGCTCGTTTGCTGGCACGTTCGCGGGGTCCAGCGGCGTCACCATGCACGGCAGCTTTGTGGCGTCGGCCAGCATGACATGGACCTATACTGCCACAATTACGGCGGCAGCGACCACGGCGCAGACAATTACCAGCAACGGCAAGGCGCTGACTTGTGCGATTACGTTCGATGGTGTGTCTGGTTCATGGACGCTTCAGGATGCGCTGACCATTGGATCAAGCAGCGTCGCGGCGCTGACCAACGGTGGTCTGGACCTTAACGGTTACAATCTGACCTGCGGGTCTTTTCAATCATCCAACAGCAACGTCCGCTCAATCACCAGTGGCGCGGGCCAGTTTTATTGCGTGAACGCGCCGTCGTCTGGGACAACCTACCCAGTTCTCATGGCCGCAGTCACGAACTTGACGCTGGTAGATCAGCCCACGTTTAACGTGACCGGCAACGGTTCTGCGACGTCGATACGCTCCCTTGACATCGGTTCTCTTCCAGAAGCTGTCTGTCCGAACGTCAACGTGACCGCTGGCACTGACACGATACAGATGTCGAACAGATTTGTAAGCGACCTGAACTTCACGGGGTTCAGCGGCACCTTGAGCAACGCCGCACGCACAATTTACGGCAACCTGACCCTCTCGGCCACGATGACGGCGACAGCAGGCACCGGCGTCACCACCTTCGCCGCCACCAGCGGCACCCAAGTCATTACGTCGAACGGCGTCACCATTAACAGCCCGATCACTGTGAATGCCCCCGGCGCGACCGTGCAACTGGCCGATGCCCTCACCCTCGGCAGCACGCGGACGTTCACGCACACGGCTGGCGGGTTGGACCTGAATGGGAAGAACCTGACGGCGGGTCTTTTCGACAGCAGCAACAGCAACGTCCGCAGCATCACATCCGGTGCGGGCCAGTTCTACTGCACATCTACGACGGGTTACCCATGGGG